ATAAGCTCAATGAGACATTTAGGTGCGGTATATGATACTAGTAGTTGGAGTCTTAATGATTTTGCCTATCCTAGCAGTAAAACTGGGGGTGCCATAACAACAACTGGTATAACTCAAAACTCTAGTAAACTTTCTGTGCCAATTCGTGTTTCATACATTGAGGCTGATATGGCTGATATGGTAAATGCTGGAGTTATTTTGGTATTTGCCGCAGGAAATTCTTCGCTCAATATGCAAAAATATAGTGCCAATGTCAATGACCATTATAATGATTATTTGATTGCCAATGGGGTCACTTACTATCATCGACAAGGCACTATAGGCTGTGCTAATGATACTATATGTGTTGGTGCTCTTAGTTCTAAAGCAAGATCTCAAAAAGCTAGTTTTAGTAATACTAATTCTAGAGTAGATCTTTGGGCGCCTGGTGAAAGAATTATCGGTGCTAGTAATATCTACACTGGTGTTGATGATCCAAGAGATAGTAATTATCATAAAACTTTTGCTAATGGTACTAGCTTTGCTGCACCGCAGGTAGCTGGCATTATAGCATGTATGTTGGAAACTTATCCTTATCTAACCCATGCACAAGTACGAGATTTATTGTTAGATAGATATGTATCAATTGGACAAATGGAAGAAGATCCATACAGTACTAGCGATAACGTTGAAAAATTTAACGGGGTCTTTAACTACTTAGGTGGTGCTAGTAATTCAATTGTTTACTTATATCCAGAAAGACCAGTAAATGGCAATGTATTTCCTAAGAAAAATATGAAATCCAGACCAAGTTATGGCCAACTATGGCCACGTCCAAGAATTAAAAGAATTTAATTAGCATAGTTAAATACAATATGCCAATCTCATTACAAACAATTAATTTAGGTGATTATGCTAACGATGGCACAGGTGATGACTTACGTACTGCCTTTGCCAAAGTCAATATTAATTTTAGCACCTTAGAAAGCGATATAACCAGTTTAGTTGAAGACACTAGTCCAAAACTAGGTGGCGATCTAGATCTTAATGGATTTAAACTTAAGAGCAGTACACCTATTACAATTCAAGCTGGTCAAGTAGTAATAAGTGGCACTGTACAGGCCAGTCAATTTGTTGGTCAGATTAGTGACCTAAGTAATCATAAATTGGATGATTTAAATGATGTACTAGTACCAAATTCCGTTGACTTAATAGAGGGTCAGGCATTAGTATATAACGGTGTAGGAAGTTGGGTTCCTGGTAACATTGTTTCGCCATCAACCACAGATGTAGATGGCGGAAGTGCTAATACAATTTTTAATTTAGATGAAGGAGCAATAATTGACGCGGGTAATGCTTAACTGCCTATGAAAATTGCTGTTATAACTGGTGTTAGTGGCTTACAAGGCGCCACTATACAAGATCCCGCTAATGGCGGATATACCAACGCTGATTATTATGCCTTCGTCGATCGTGAACATAATTGCAAAGTCTGGCAACAACGCCCTTTATTAGACTTTAGTTTAGATTCATACTTCTATCCTAGACGCAATGCCAAACTACCCAAAGTATTAGGCTTCTTGCTTATACCTGGATACGACTATTATATTTGGCACGATCACCATTGCGAACTGCAAATAGATCCAGAAGAATTAATCAACACTCATGTCAAGGACAAAGACATGGCTGTGTGGCGTCATGCTGCTAGAGATTGTGTTTATGAGGAAATAGACCTATTAAACCGCATTAATTTTGACACTAATGACAGTTTAACTAGTACTTTGGACTATTTTAACCGTATCAATTGGCCTGCCAAATCTGGATTATATGAACTGACCAGTTTGGTCTATGCCAACACTCCCAAGGTACAGGCAGCATTATTAACTTGGTGGGAGTTTATCTGCAAACATAGTAGTCGTGATCAGGTTAGTTTTCCTTTAATAGCAAAAAAACACAGATTAAAATTAGGCATTATGCCTGGTTCTGCCCAACCATATGGCGGTAGTAACACTATAATGCCTGTGATAAGGGACAAAAATAGCTAACCAAAATCCTATAAATATAGTTATAGGACAAAATCATGCTAGACGTTTGGACCAAAAGATCTGGATATAATTTAGGCACTTACGAAGAAAGAACTCAACTGGTTATCCCACTGCCTATATCCGCCAATAATGTAAAGTTTCATGTAATTTCAGGTAAACTACCACCTGGATTAAGACTACATGGCGCATCAATAATAGGTACACCCTTAGAAGTAGCCAGACAAACTGATTTTGAATTCTGTTTAAGAGCCAGCAAAAATAATGAAATTTCAGATAGAACATATATAATTACTATTGGCGGTGCTGACCAACCCGTCATAATAAATCCAGAGGGTCTATTGCCAGTTGGGCCTAACGAAACATATTTTATACTAGATTCCAGTCCTGTTGAATTTCAAATAACAGTCACAGATACCGATGTTGCTGCTGGTCAAAAATTAAGATATTTTATTAGTAGTGGGGATGGCCTATTACCTCCAGGACTTAAAATGGACGAAAATGGTCTTATTACAGGTTTTATTGACCCATTATTATCAATTGCATTGGTTGACAGAAACGGTAGTTTTGATAAAACTCTTTATGATAAAAATGGGTTTGACTATGGACTTAAACCAGATAATGGTTTTGATAGTTTTAAATTTGACACCATTACTTTTGATTACTCATTACCAGCAATTGGAGTTAAAAAATTAAACAGAAACTATGAATTCATTGTCACTGTCAGCGATGGCGACACTTTGGTTAAAAGAAAATTTAGAATTTATGTAGTCAACGAAGACTTTTTACGTGCTGATAATACCATAATGAGCGCAGGTAATAGTACATATACCGCTGCTAATAGTGGAGTTAGAACTCCCATATGGTTTACTAAACCTAATTTAGGTGTATTAAGAGCCAATAATTATCACATAATTGAATTAGATGTTTATAATCCATTGGAATTAGGAGTCATTCAATATACTTTAGAACCATCTAATCCAGATAGTTCAATTAGCAAATTGCCGCCTGGACTTCAATTAGATTCAACAAACGGCGAATTATTTGGAATTGTGCCATATCAATCTGAAATTGAAGAATTTTATCACTTCACAATCAATGCTACTAGATATGGAAGAAAAGGTGAAGAAGCTTCAAGCATTCGTACTTTTTCAGTTAAAATTTTAGGCGAAATTAATAGTGAAATGACTTGGGTCACTGATGAAAATTTAGGTGCCATCGATGCAAATTACATTAGTACATTGAGCGTTCAAGCATCAAGTATATTATTAGATGCAGATATTAGATATGAAGTGATCAAAGGTGAACTACCACCAGGCCTCGAATTAGATAGAAGCGGTCAAATCATTGGCAAAGTTGAACAATATGGCAATGGTTCTAATATAAAAGGCATGATCACCTTTGACAATAATACTTTTAGCATAGATGGCGGTGAAACAACCATTGATAGAACATTTGAGTTTGTTGTTCGTGCCCAAGATCAAGCAAAGTATAGCAAGATTGATAGAGAATTTGTTTTAAAAATTAACACCCCTAATGATAGATTATACAGTAATATCTTTATCAAAGCTTATATGGATCCGTTTAAGCCCACTCCGCAAACAAGTAAACGAGCACTGTTTAATAAATTTATCAATGATCAAAGTATTTTTACAAAAGAATACATTTATAGATTAAATGATCCTAATTTTGGAATTAGAACAGATCTAAGAGCAATCATGTATGCTGGCATTGAAACTAAAAAAGCAGCCACATACGTTTCGGCTATTGGACTGAATCATAAAAAGAAAAGATTTCTATTTGGCGATGTCAAAATAGCACAGGCTAAAATACCAGGAACCATGACCAATGTTTACGAAGTAGTCTATGTTCAACTAGTAGATCCTTTAGAAATAGGCAACAAGAAAATAGAAACAGCTACATTGAAATTACCAAAACGTTCTACACCAGTGACCGTTGATGCTAGTAATAAAGAATGGGGACCATCATATAGTTCAATAAATGAAACATTCTCTCCTAGACCAAATGATATTATCACGGTAGATCAAACTTCTATATTAGGTAGCGATCCTAATGGGAATACACGATATCTTAATACATATTCAAATTGGAGAAATAGATTAAGATTTTGGAAAAAGACTGATCCATTAAATCCCGATGTGATATTAGATCAATATATTACCGAACGTAACTATCTTCCATTATGGATGCGTAGCTTTCAAGATGAAACTAGACAAGAATTAGGGTTTGTTCTAGCACTGCCTTTATGTTATTGCCTACCAAAATACGCAGAAGAAATAGTTTTAAATATAAAAAATTCAAAATTTGATTTTAAAAATTTAGACTTCACAGTGGATCGTTATATAATTGATTCAGTTGTGCCAAATACTGACGAGGAAAATTATGGCGATAAATATCTCGTATTTAAAAATAACGGAATAATAATATGAGTAGCAATATAAATTTTAACTCAATTAATGAAAGTTTTCCAGTGCAGGGCCAAGATAATTCTAGTCAAGGATTTAGAGAAAATTTTAAATTTATCAAAGACGGACTAACCGCAGCATATATGGAAATATCAGACCTACAAGACAATGGCGCTCTAAAAAACAAAAGTAATAACTTTAATACCAATATTATTGAAAACGCCATATTAAATAATATGTCAGAAAAGTATCAAAATAATGGCATTGTCAGTGGTGATCAGTCTGTTAATGTAACACAAGCACAGGTTCAAAAATACGTCTTTACCTCTGATGCCACATTAAATTTTAATAATTGGCCCGCTACTGGCACTATCGGCAAAAATTATCATATAAAATTACACTTACTCAGTAATAAAAGTGGCACATATAAAATAATTTTTGGTACAGAATATAAGGGTAGTAATACTAAAATTAAATATCAAGGTTTTGAACTTGATCAAAATAATAAATTTTACTTGTCGTTACCAATATCGGGTGCTGAACAGGTAATTGAAGCTTGGACTTACGACGGCGGTGTCACTGTGTTCTTAAACAATATAGGTGAATTTATATGATGTTTAATCCATTGTTAAATGCATCTACTCTAAGTGATAGTGAATTAGAAAAGAAAATTCAAGAACTTGGACACAAATATTTTCAAACCAACAACGGCGATGTTAAAGTTCAAATTATGAATTTTTTAAATATCTATAAACAAGAATTGGGTGATCGGCGAGCTCGCGCTTGGGAAAAACAATTCCAAAAAAATAACAAAGGACTTGACAATCTCATCAATGTCAACTAAAATAGTTGCATGAGAACTGACAAATTTGGCAACGTAATCTACGACGTTAACGATGTGGTAGAATTAATCTACTGTGATAAAGAGCACTTGTTGGATAAAATTTATACCGAAGACAACGGAGAATTTAAAAATTTGCCAACTAAAAAAATAGACGACAATATCTATAATATAAGCATTGAAGAATTTGATCAAATTTGCCAAAGCGAATGGCTCATGCCAGATGAATATAAAAACTTTAATATCATAGAATTTGTTTTAGATCAAACCACTAACGAAGCAGAATACCAAAGAGCAGTAGTAGAATTAACAGAATATGAAAATAGAAATATGTTCGATCTGCTTCGTTGGCTTAAATATGTAGTGGATACCTGCAGAGCCAATAACATAGTTTGGGGTGTAGGCCGAGGTAGTAGTGTGGCCAGTTATGTACTGTATCTATTAGGAGTACATCGAATAGATAGTATTAAATACAATCTAGACTGGCAAGAATTTCTAAGATAAAGGAGAATTATTATGTCAATGAAAGAAATAGCAAAAAAAGCATATAAAAGTATGCAGGGCACAGAAGTCGACATTGAAAAGCTAAGAAATCAAAATGAACTAGCATTGGCTGTGGGCAATGCCAGAGTAAATGCTCGAGGTGATGAAATTGGTCCTGGTGGTAAAATTGTTCGCAAGCGCGAAGAAGTCATGCAGGAATATTACAAAGGCAATTCAAAATAAGAGGCAAACATGGTAAGAGGACAATTAAAACCTATTAGAGATAGTATACTGGTTGCAGATATGAATTTTGATACTAGAGTAACTGCGGCTGGTATTATACTTAATAGTGACGATGGCAAAACAGAAGGCATTCGTCCACGCTGGGGTCGAGTCTATGCTATTGGGCCTGAGCAAACTGAAATTAAATTAGGCGAATGGGTTCTTGTTGAACATGGTCGTTGGACTAGAGGCATTGAAGTGGAAAATGAAGATGGCTCTATTACAACCATACGTAAAATCGACAATGACTGTATTCTAGCAATGGCTGACGAACGACCCGGTGAATTTTAAAACAATTTGGTTGGCAAATAGGGCCATTGACTGGCCCTATTTTTTTCTGTATAATAACTGCACAGAGAGGTAATTATGAAAGAACTATGGGTAGAAAAGTACAGGCCAAAAGACATAGACGGATATGTGTTTAGAGATGAACACCAACGCAGTCAAATCGAAAGCTGGATTAAGGAAGGTAGTATACCACATTTGTTGTTCAGTGGCAGTGCTGGAGTGGGCAAAACCACAATGGCTAAAATTCTAATTGAACAGTTGGGTGTACAACATAGCGACGTGCTCTATGCTAATGGCAGTAAGGAAGCTAGAAAGATTGAATGGGTAGATAAACTAATTAACTTTTGCCAAACAATGCCATTTGGTGATTTTAAAATTGTACTCATTGACGAAGCTGATTATATGAACCCTGCCAGTGTTCAACCAGCATTACGTAATCTCATGGAAGATTTTCATGAAAATGTAAGATTTATTCTTACTTGTAATTACCCTAATAAAATTTTGCCACCAATTCATAGTCGATGCCAAACATTTCATATAGAAAAAACTGACATCATAGAATTTACTGCTAGAGCAGCTACTATTTTAGTTACTGAGGAAATTGACTTTGATATCGATGTGTTAGATACATATGTTAGAGCAACCTATCCTGATCTAAGAAAGTGTATCAATAACATTCAAATGAACAGTATTGATGGTGTATTACATGCTCAACAAGTCAGTGAGGACACCAAAGATTATAAATTTGAAATGGTAGAGCTATTTAAAAATGGCAAAGTTGGTGAGGCTAGAAAATTAATCTGTAGCCAAGCTAGGCCAGAGGAAATGGAAGAAATCTATCGTTGGCTCTACGATAATGTGGAAATCTTTGGCGACGATGCTAGCCAAGAAAAAGCTATTTTAATTATCAAACAAGGACTTGTAGATCATACATTGGTCAGTGATCCAGAAATTAACTTAGCTGCCACATTAATTAGGCTAGGGCACATATAAAAAAAGGGGCCTAAGCCCCTTTTTTAGTCTCCATATATTGACAACACCTCTTTTACGGCATCATGTCGTTCAATATCCTTTTGGGTAAAATGAACTATGTCAATATGTTCTAATTTTTTATGCTTTCCTAGTAGGTTGCAAAAGTCAATTAAACCATTGTCTTGAAGTCTATCTGCTTGAGCCAAGTCTCCTGTTACAATCATTTTTGAATTCTCTCCTAAACGTGTTAAGAGCATTTTCATTTGATTGGTTGTGGCATTTTGCATTTCATCAGCTATAATCCAGGAGTTCTTAAAAGTACGTCCCCTCATATAGGCCAATGGGCTTATTTCAATAATGCCTTCCATTAACATGTCTGCTACATCTTTTTGTTGATAATATTCTCCTAAAACATCAAAAATAGGTCTGGTCCATGGTGCCATCTTTTCATTTAGGTCACCTGGTAAAAAGCCTAGATCTTCATCTACGCTTACGGCGGGTCTAGTTACTATGAGTTTTTCTACCTTGCCTTCTTGAAATGCTTTCACACCAGCTTGTACAGCCAGTAGAGTTTTACCGGTACCTGCTGGCCCTATGGCAAAAAGTATACTATTAGCATCGTCTTGAAGCTTTTGAATATATTGCTTTTGACTTTCACTGCGAGGGTAAAGACTTACTCGCTGTTTCTTTTGCGGATTATTATACGCTGCAAAATCAATTACATTCACGTTTGAAGCAAAGCGTTTTTTCACTCTTCTACTCATCTAGTATCTCCTACTTGGAAAAGTAGGACTTGTAGTGACCGCCCCGATAACTACAGAGGTCCTACAAATTTATTTATTAAATATTGTTTTTATCTAGTCTATTAGGCCAATACCATCTGATAAATAATATGCGATATCCAAGGGTTCTTTATGAAAGATATTTTAGACGTTATTAAAAACGTAGACACCATTTACAACAGCAACAGCAGCCTAGCAGTACTCAAAGACTTCGAACGTGTTCTAGATGAAATGGATGTGTACGTTTACGACAATTGGTTTGATGGCGAATTGGTCAGTGGGCCAAAAATTGAACGCCATTGGGTCACTTGTGAATTTATGTGGCCCGCGAAAAAAAGACCTGATCCAGACGGCGCACGTAGATTAATGCAACTTGGCTGCAAAGTAAAATACGAAAAAAGCGAAATTGTCGAACCAAGAAAAATTCGTAGCCCAGAAGATTTTAGACCAGGCACAAAGAAAGGAAAATTAGAGTCACGTGCTATTTGGGTGGTAACAATTGCTATGCCTAAAAAATTAGTATTTGATATTTTTAATAGCTATATGGATCGTATTAGAGAAGAACGCAAAGGCGATAAACCCAAAGCTCCGCCAGCAGCACCAGCAGCTGGGGCACCACCAGCAGGGGGAGCACCACCACCAGGGGCACCACCAGCAGCACCACCAGCAGGGGGAGCACCACCAGCATGAACTTAAACGAAACACTAGTAGCTGGTGACTTAAAACATTTAGTCAGTAGCGTATTTGAAATTGACAGCTATAAAAGTAAAATTGGCAACGATCAGAAAATGGTAGTGCTAAGTTTTAACGTGGATGATAAACCGCCCGCAGATGATCTAGCTAGATTTTTAGAACTAGGCTATGACTATATTGTAGACGCTGACGCCACAGATGGTCCTTTAGACACTGGCAAATATAAAGTATTTGTAGAATTAGAACGCAATCGTCATATACCTGAAAGAATTGAAGAAATACTAGAAGGCATAAAAAAACTAACTGGTATAGAAAATTTTAGATTTAGATACTATAAAAGTTTTAGAACTAATTTAGCTAATAAAGAAACATTCAAAGATAGCATACCATTAGATAAAGACAGCTACTCAATTTCAGTTCAAGAAAATAGATTAAACAACTTTACAAATTTTTTCAATCGTAGCTATGTGGAAAATATTGAAGCACTGGAAAACGATTTAACATTTAAAAAGATGTTCAGTGAAAGTCTTCGTATGCGTATCAAAGACTTTGGACCTATCAATCAAGTATATGCCAACTTAGGTGGTAAGATGGACGTAAGCAGTCGTGCTATATCAGAATCATTATACCTAACTAAATATCTAGGAAATTATAATATCACAAAAGTCGGAGACAATTTTGTTTTTGAAAATGAAGGATATGCTGTAGTTTTAGAAAAACAATAAAGGATCAATTATGTCTTGGTTAGTTAACTTTTTACCAGAATGGATGTTTCATATTGTTATATTCTTAGGCGTAAGCAGTCTCATAGCATCAGCTATTCTAAAAAGACTACCTGCATTATATGCCTATAGTTTCGTAACATATTTTGCTGGACTAGTGTTAATAGTCAGTGGTGTTTGGTTTGAAGGCGCATTGACCGAAAAAGCTAATTGGGAAGAAAAGGTTAAAGAATTAGAAACTAGGGCGCAGGTAGCCGAAGCCAAATCGCAACAGGTTAATACCGTTATTGAAACTCAAATTGTGGAACGAGTTAAAATTGTAAAGGATACAAAAAATGCCAATAAAGAAACTGCAAAACTTATTGCCCGTCAGCTTGATGATCGGTGTGTCGTGCCTGAGTCTACAGTCATGCTCATCAACAGTGCCAGTCAAAATGAAGTGGCCCGAGGTGCCAGCAGCACTGATGGAAGTGCCTCCGATGTTAGAGCAAGTGAAGTCGTCGAAACCGTCGTCGAAAACTACGGACGCTACAACGAACTCAGAGAAAAAGTAATCGCTTGGCAAAACTGGTACTTAGAACAGAAGAAAATATTTGAAGGGACTAATAAATGAGCGAGTTTATTTTAACCCAAGATCAACTAGAAGATTTAATTCCAAAAAACCCATATGTGGAATACTGGTACGAAGCATTGAGTCAATGCTTACCAGACTATGATATTAACACACCACGTCGTGTTGCTGCCTTTATTGCTCAGTGCAGCCATGAGAGTGGTGGGTTTAAATTTCTTAGTGAAAATTTAAACTACCGAGCTGAAAGTTTAATGCGTGTATGGCCCAAATACTTTAAGGATCTTGCCACAGCACAACGATATGCACATAAACCAGAACGCATTGCCAACCGTGCCTATGCCAATCGTATGGGCAATGGCAACGAAGCCAGTGGAGATGGTTGGCGTTTTTGTGGTCGTGGACTGATTCAACTTACAGGTCGAGATAATTATCAAGCATTTGCTGATAGCATAGAGACTGAACTGGAAGATATCCCACATTACCTAGCTACTTTTGAAGGCGCTGTACAAAGTGCTTGCTGGTTCTGGGAAACAAATAACTTAAACAAATGGGCCGATGCTGGCGATATTACTACATTGACCAAAAAGATTAACGGCGGCACATTGGGCTTGGACGATCGTATGAAACATTACGCCCATGCTTTGCACGTATTAGGAGTATGAGATGACCACAGCTAAAGAATATGCTGCACTAAGCGACAGCGATAAGAAAAAAGAAGACTGGATGAATAACAAATGGCGCCCTATGATGGGTTGGATGTACATGGCTATTTGTTTATTTGATTTTATGTTGGCTCCTGTTCTTTGGAGTTTACTACAGGGCCTAGATCAAGGGCAAGTCAATGTACAATGGCAGCCACTTACACTACAAGGTGCAGGTTTATTTCATATTGCCATGGGTGCTGTATTAGGCATCGCTGCTTATGGTCGTACTCAAGAAAAACTAAACGGAGCAAACAATGGCGGAATCCAATTACCAGCAAATGTCGGAACAACATATCAACCACCTCAACCAAACAACCAACCCGCCGCCAACAACTTTAATACACCAAGCACAGGCTTCAACTCCGGGTTTGGTGCCTCTGCTACCCCTACAGGATTTGGTAACAACTTCTCAGTTCCTACAAATACCCCCAGTAATACGCCCACTGTTTTAACTGGCTTTGGCGGGAAACCAGCCCCTGTTCAACCCTCACAACCTATTATCTAACTATGAAATATCTAATTATTGCCCTATTAAGTTTGACTTGTACTAGTGCGTATGCTCAAGGAGAAATTAAACGAGTTTGCCGTAATGTAGAAAAAAATGGCAAACCTGTTCAAGTATGTAAGAACATTAAAGTTCATAAAAAATTGGAAGGCACAACTGTTCCTACCAAAAAATAATCATATCCTTGACTTAGTTCATTTAATCTAGTATAATTACTAGTGATGAACTATTATTCAATATTAGGCCTACAAAAAGGCTGTAATCAAGACGAAATCAAAAAGGCTTATAGAAAGCTTGCTAGCCAACACCATCCAGACAAAGGCGGAGACACTTCTACATTTCAAAATATTCAAGCTGCATACGAAGTATTAAGTGATCCCAATAAACGGGCTCAATATGACATGGGCGGTGGCACATCAAGGCCCAATCAAAGACAGCCTGGATTTGAAGATTTTGAAAATATTAATGACTTGTTTGCTCAAGCATTCGCTGGCGGATTTGGCGGGAATCGTTTTAACTTCAATGCCAGACCACAGGCTCGTAGAAACCTAGACCTAAATATTAGATGTAGAATAAGTTTATTGGACAGCTATATAGGCAAAGAATTAGAAGCTAATTTTGCCTTACCATCAGGGCGTAGAGAAACTGTAGTCATTAATGTTCCACCAGGAATTAATGATGGTGCCACTATACAATTCAGAGGAATGGGCGATGACTCAAATGCAGCATGGCCCAGAGGCAATTTAAATTGCACTGTGATTGTAGACAGCGATCCCAATTTTGAACGTAGAGGCGATGACTTAACTACCATCATAGAAATAACTGCTATAGAAGCTATGATAGGATGTACTAAATTAGTGGAATCCATTGATGGAAGAACCATGAACATTCGTGTACGACCTGGCATAACTCATGGCGGCGAATATGCTGCACAGGCCATGGGCTTTACAAATCTACAAACAACAACTAAGGGTAACTTTGTAATCATAGTAAATATCACAGTACCTGAAATTACAGACCCACAACTAAAGAAAAAACTAGAGGAAATAAAAGATGAAATTGATAAAATTTCCAAATGACATATTAAAGAAAACTATGCCAGAGTTTGACTTTGATAACCCTGTCATGCACCCCAAACAACTAGAAAGAGAAATGGTAGAACTCATGGTCCAAGAAAGAGGCATTGGGCTAGCCGCTAATCAAGTAGGCATTGAAGCTAGAGTTATTGCCATATTCCCGCGTGATATGAGTTTGGAAATGGGCCCGTTTGCCATGTTTAATCCTGAAATTATGGAAGTAAGCGAAGAACTGAGAGAAGGAATTGAAGGTTGTTTGAGCTTTCCAGATCTAGTATTACCCATTAAACGCCCACGAATAGTGGTTGTACAATATCTTGACAACGAAGGAAATAACAATATAATAGAACTTAAGGACACAGATGCTAGATGCGTCTTACACGAAATAGAACATCTAGATGGTATATGCTTTACTGATAAAGTAAGCAAATTGAAAATAGAAATGGCCCGTAAAAAATTATCTAAACTAAGGAAAAAATATGGTAGAGCCCAGCGACAATCTTAAGGCAGTCTTTGAACACAGCATTAACTTGGCCAAGACTTTTAAACACGAGTACTTGACCATTGAACATTTGCTGTTTTCCATGCTCAGCGAAGAAGACTTTGTAAAATGCATTCAAGGTTTTGGCGGAGATGTTGACTACATTAAGAAAAATCTAGAACACTATCTTAAGAACAAACTTACAGATATTGTCAAAGAGGATGTGATCAAACCTAAAAAGACTCAGGCCGTTGAACGTGTGCTAAATCGTGCATTCACACAGGCTCTATTCAATGGTCGCCAAACTATGGAACTAAGCGATGTATTCCTTAGTATCATGGGAGAAAAACGTAGCTATGCCAGCTATTATATTCAACAGGCAGGCATTGAGAAAAATAAATTTGCTGATTACTTGAACAGTGAATTACAAGGTGAAGAAGAAGAAACTGTAAACGATGTACAAGTCGAAAGAGCACTTAAAAACTTTACCACAAATCTAAACGAAGCAGTTAAGAAAAACAAAGTTGATCCAGTTATTGGACGTGTGACAGAACTGGAAAATATCGCACTAGCAATGGGTCGTAGAAATAAAAACAACGTACTACTGGTTGGTGACCCAGGCGTTGGCAAAACTGCTATTGCTGAAGGTCTAGCATTTAATATTGTTAAAGGTGCCGTTCCAGAGTTCCTAAAAAACTATGTGGTCTATAACTTAGACATCAGCAGTATGCTTGCTGGTAGCAAATACCGCGGGGACTTTGAAGAACGTTTCAAACTAGTACTCAAAGGCTTACAATCTAAAGGCAAAACTATTCTATTCATTGACGAAGCTCATATGATCAGTGGTGCTGGTTCAGCAGGTAATAGCGCCAATGACCTAGCTAACATGATGAAGCCTGCACTGAGCAAAGGCAATATTAAAGTTGTAGCCAGTACTACTTGGGAAGAATATCGTAAGTACTTTGAAAAAGATCGTGCTCTAATGCGTCGCTTCCAACGCATCACAGTAGATGAGCCCAGTACCGAAACCACTGTACAAATCCTTAAAGGTATTAAAAAATAC